ATGTTAATTGCACCACCACGACGTAGGTCACCGACGCCGGCACCGAAGTAACCGACACCCGTTAGCCACATCTGTAGTCCACCTGGAACCTCACCACTCTTGATCTGCAAGCCTTCCTTAATAACAGTGAATAGAGCACTGTCACCAAAGTAAGCACCAACCAGGGTGTTCTGTGCAGCAACGTTTGCTACTGTACGTGACGCCGCTGGGAGGAAGGTTGTGAAGTAAACCGAGCATCCATAAACGCTTTCGATCTTACCGCTTGATAGCAACTCGTTACCAAGTGCGGATAGGTTTGAACCACCGCTCTGGCTGACTGCACCACCGGTTAGTTCAGCAAGCATACGTGTCAATGACGACCCGGTCTGACCTGCGACGTTACCTGTTGGCGCTGTGCCGTTGCTATCCAATACTACGACTGGATTGCCTGGCATACGAGCCTTCTTGAAGTTCTGCTTGACATTGCGAACGAGTTCGAGCACGCTGTTAGCAGTAAAGCCATCAGTGTGTACGTTGCCGCTCGTACCCGAAGCAATGAGTTCCATTGCGCCGAGTTGCAGTGGACGACTGAAGCCGTCTGCTGGTGTTGCGGAATAGTTCGTGTTTCCTGGGGTTGCCTTGAAACTCTTGAATGCCGCTGTGACACGTTGGTCGACCTTTTCAGCAAAACTGTCACCGAGTTCAGCACCCAATGTAGCAGCCAACTGGAAGGAAGTTGTCCAACCGTAGAAAATGTCAAACGCAGTTGTTGCAACTGCTGGTGCCGCTGTAACCGAGCCCTGGTTCAGGTGTGGGTTCTGAACGACTGCGTCGCCTGTTCCCCATGTTCCGCCTGTTCCCGCTGGGTTATAGTCAGCATAAGTGATTGGGGCGAAGTTCGGTACGAGGAAGGTGTTACCCTGTGTTGGTGTAACAACGTTCGTCACGTTTACTAGTCCCTGCGATTCATGCATTGCGCGTAGCGCAAAGTTGGCGATTGCTGTGGTAAATCCGTCCGCTTCGTTATTACCCCCGCCGAGTACATATGCCATGTTATAGTTTCTCCTTAGTTATGGTATATTAGAGTATTTTTCGACCCTGACTGGTGACTGTTGCTGTTACATTGGTGGCTTTGAGGCCAATGCTCTTTCCGAGACCATTACGTTGTGCCCATGAGTTAAATGCCGCTGGGTCTTTCGAATAGTCCGGAACAGATTCTTCCGATGCTCCTGCAAAGTTACCATTACCTGGTCGTAGTCCTGATCCACCGCTTAGATTACTCTGTTTTAGTAACTTAGGATTACCCTTCGCTACTTCTTGAACTAAGCCTTGGAGTGTAAGTGGGTTACCATCAGCACCATAGCGTTCCTGACCCTTGCCATTCATGATCGAGTAAGTACCATCTTCATTCCATTGGATTGAAGACTTAACCTTCGTCAGTGCATAGTCAAGTAGATCTGGATCGAACCTGTCGCCCATTGTACGTTGAATGTCAGCATCTAGATCCCTCTCACGCAATGCCTGTTCCTTTCGGGCTAGGTCTTGTTGGAGTTTACTAAACTGTTCATGCAAGTCATTAGTGGTGACACGACCCGACGCTTGCTTCGGTGTATCCGCTTTGGCTGTATCGTTGCCAACGGGGGTGGATTGATTAGCAGTACGTGCGATGTATGCAAGTGCAGATTCAACAGATTCAAACTGCTGTCCACTAGCATTGCTCAGTGCATTTAGAATGCTGTGAGTGGTGCTCTTACGAATTGCGCCCGGATTGACTTTCTCTCCTGATGGATCCTGTCCATCGGCAGTGGCTGTAACGTTGCTATCGACAAACTCATCTTTAAATTCGCTCATAATTTATTACCTTTGATTGTACGTAATCATCGTGTTGTGTGTATCTTATTTATACTATAATCGAAATAGGGGCAATCTTACACTCGCTTTAGGCGAGGTATGATCTCAATTGCCACGCAAACTTGCCCAATTGGCTCTGTCTGTCAGCAGCAAAGTTAGCGATACCATTCTCTTTCGCTGTTGTCGCGTCGTCGAACAATACCTTTGTATCATCAATCAAATCTAGAATGTCGGACAATAGTTCCTCAACCATTTTCTGTGCGTTCGGTACTTTGAGTTGATCTACGATATCGGTTAGTGCGGCAAATCGTGATAGACTACCTGGTGCAAACTCATTCAGAGACCTAATATACTCTGCAATTGTGTCAGTTGCGTCATTGGCATCTTCGTAGATAGTACCAAATAATTGATGCAATTCAACGAAGTCTTCTCCTTCAACATTCCAATGCATCATTTGTGCTTTGATTCGAAATGCTACCGTATCTGCTAGGAACTCTTTGAGTGTATCTGCTAATGCCATATTAATCTCCTGTTTATCGTCCGACGTTTAATCCTGCTAATTGAACTGCAACGGACTGCTGCGGATATAGTGACACACCCGTTGCTTGAGTTGCAGTGCCGACGCCACCAATGATTGTTGTATTGTCACCAGTGATGCCACTACTCTCTACTTCAGGGTCCTCTACTTCGACAGGTGGTGTTTGATCACCAAGATCGCGAGTGACTAGGTCTTGTTCTTGATCCATGAGCAATTGCTTGATTGCTGGGTTCGGAATAGAGTCAACATATACTGCTTCAACTTCAGCACTGTCCTCTTCCGGTGTTAGCATACCCAATAGTTCCTTGGCAATAAGTGTGTTGATGAGTTCATTGTCACCAGCAAGGTCCTTGGCCTGTTTGAGTAATGCGAGACGATAATTGGTATCGTATGATTCGTAATCTGTATTGTAGTTGATTGATCCTGCCCATCGCATATCCATAAAGCGTGCTGCATAGGTAAAGATCATACCCTCAGTAACTTCCATTAAACGTGCCTTTGCTTTGGCTGCTCTGTGTAGTTGCTTGCGCTCTTCAACAATAGCGATACCAGACGATGCTGCAATGCGAGTATTGCGTAATCCACCCAAGCCGGTGAGTCCTTCGATATATTCTAGAATACCCTTCTGCATGTCCATGATGCGAGCAACATCACCAGTGTCAACTTGAATAGTCTCCACTTGTCCTTGCTGGGCTCTTACAATTGCACCCGCGTGTACTGGGATTGATACGCCTTTATCTGCACGAATAAGCGTCTTGGCAAACTGAATTGAACTGTATGCCTCGCACTCCAACTTGTAGTATTCGCGTTGTGCATCAGCAGCACTGTCAATGTCACTAATACCCAGATCAATGATGCGTGGGTCCTGACGACCGTATGCGATAAACAGAGGAATACTCATTCCTGGTGGGAATGTTCCTTCAGCAATGAGTTCGGCTTCTGCATCTAGTCTAGAACTAATCGCATTCTTTTCAACTTCGTATTGCTGCCATCCACTTGGGTTGGCTGAGTCACCCAAGTAATAGCATTTGATAATGTATGCTTCAGGTGTCTCCATCTCAACTACCTTGATGCGCTTGAGCATTGGGCGTCCACCATAATACTCAAACTCCCAATCCCATACGTTGAGTGGTGATATCGATACCGCATATGGGCGACCTAAGTTGCCATCTTGCTCTTGTGGCATGTCCACTGCTACCCAACAATGCCCAAAGATAGATGTGATGTCACCTACCTGTTCCATAAATGAGTTTAGGCTTCTGTTGTTGAGATCGGCGTCTAGTAGGAATAGTTCAGACCAATAGCAGTTGTCAGGATCGATATAGTTGCCACTTGAATCGCAAAATGCTAACTTACGCTTGACGCCGGGTTCGAATAACACATCGTTGATTGTGTCGACGATATAACGACAAATAGGCTGTGCTACTGTGTTACTGATGAGATCTAGATATAATGTACTGTCCTCGCTAGGACGCTTGCGTCGAACACTCTGTTTGAATGCCAGTCCACCAGCATAAGCCTTTTCATATCCCAGCATCTGTTGATAGACTGACTGGTAGATGTCTCGCTTAAACATTAAATCTCTATTCTTCATTTATACTTTTCCTTTTCTTGCAGCCCATGCTATTTTGGCTGACTCTTGCATTCTCTGACGGGTTGCTTCGTTTAACTTTCTGCCAGTTAGTGCCTTACTCAATTTTTCTCGAGTTTCTGTACTTAGACTACGACCAGTGTTTGCTTTGCTTATCTTCTGGCGGGTCTCAACACTCACAGAATGACCAAGTAAAGATTTACTTCTTTTCTCGCGGGTTGTTGAACTCGCAGTCTTTCCACGGAATCTATCTCTTGCTCGGCGACGATTTTCATCACTCATTGGTGGATGATAGATTTGTCGAGAGTTGTCTGACGCTAACTGAATAAAGACATTGTCCTTTGAGTATGGTCCGACATCTCCATACCTGCTCATGCAGTATTGACCTGCTTTCCTTCCTCTTTCATTCCAATGTCCTGATTTAACCCATATGTCGAGCCATTCTTCAAACGACAATTCAAACGGAATGCCACGACTGGCTGCACTTAGGCGGTGTAAGTTCCATTTATTCTTAGCATTCTTCATTTGGCGTCTGACCTCTTTTTGCGTGGCTTTTTAATGTGGAGTTTGAGATGTTTATTCATACCATCCTCCTCTACTTCTTCGCCACAACGGACACACATAATCCGCCGCTGGTAAACACCGAAGCGGGTAATCATATCTTGTATAGTCGCGGGTTTGAATGGCGTATCTCGCATGTACTTTATTTATATCGTTAGCATAAATGTGGGTTATTTCGACCCCCATTCCTGTCCAAATACATGCTTATGGAGTC